CCGGACGCATCCGCAAATACGACGCCCCAGCCATCGTCCATCTGGTACTGGATAGACCCGTCGTCGTTGACGACGCGGCTGGTGACCGTCACCGTATACGCCATTTATTCGCCCGCCTTCCGCGACAAAGCGAACGCTGGTTCCGTCCTGTCGGCCCTGGTGAAGAAGCCCATCAACGCACCGACCATCGCCGGGATCAAAGCATTGACGCTCATCAGGCCGGCGAACTTGATTCGCGAGGCGATCTCCTCAAGCCCGGCCTCCTGCGGCATGGGAGTTGCGAACGCCTGCTGCATGGCCGGAGATACCACCGCGATAGTCGTCGCCAGCATCACCGTGACCAGCCTCTTGATCGACACATTGCGGATCATCACCATGCCTCCGAAAAACCGCCAACGACGGTAATGAACTGGTAGGCCATGATCGCGCATCCGATCACCGCGAATACCTTGATCACGAACCCAATGATCTTGTCTTGGTTCATTGCGCGCCGTGCCTTAGGATAATTTGCAAGACGTTCTTGACCTCGTTTTCGAGAGAGTCAAGCCGTCGCCCATGGTCCTTGAGCGTGGCCGCCGTCCCGGTGATCTCGGCCTCCATCTTGTACATCATATGGATCAGCTTGCCAACACCACCACCAATGGCGATGATGCCCATAACGATCACCGCGGCCCATCCGCTGTCGAGTGTCATTGCGCACGCTCCTCGAGGTCGATGTGCTGGATAAGCAGGTCCGTCGTCCCCGCATCGCTGCCAGTCACTTCCCAATATCGGTTGTTGTCGCCCGGTATGTAGACCCGGTCGCGTGGCTCGATATCGGCCGACAACGGCAAGAGTAGCGCCCATCGGCTTACCGCCTCGATACCACCAGCCACCTGCGTCTCGGTCCCGATCCCCGCGGTCATGCGCCCCTTGTGCGTCCCAATCTTGCGCCAGGAGAGCGTCGTTCCTCCACGCCCGTCCGCGGTCATCGTGAAGCGGTGCACCTCGACGGTGTCGGGACAAAGCCGCGCCACGAAGCGGGCCGATAGACGCTCGCGCAGACCGGTGTTCATCAGATGATCACCAGCGGACGAAACACCTCCGCCTGCCCGAGACAATGCGTCCGCAGCTGCGAGAGCTTGACATCCTGAGCGCCGTCCTTGGCATCGATCTCGCCGGCCACGCGGGACGCCTTGATGAGCCAGACCTGCCGCGCCGCGGAGCGGACATCGTACCGCTCGACGTGCGCTGGTCCGACGTCCACCCAGAGAAGCTGGGGATCGGATGGTCCCTCCGAGTAGGCCCAGCCTTGGAACAGGTTGCCAGGCGCGGTCGGCCAGTCGGGCTCGGTCGAGGCCGTCGTGCCCGCCGTGCGGCACTCGTACACGCGTCCATTGGGCGTGGTCGGGACCACCCGAGAGCCGACGCTATAGGCCGTCGCGGCCGTCCAGGAGCTGAACCGCTCGAACTGGTCGACCACCGTGCCGATATCGGTCGTCGATACCTCGGGGTACGCGGTCGCATCGCACCAGAGGGAGACGCGAGCAATAGCCTCGGATCGGGTGAGTCCCATGGTTGGATTATCCCACAAAAGAGAAACCCTCCCGGTGCGTCCACCGGGAGGGTCCGATCAGCCAAAGCCCGTATCAGGTGGCCTGGGAAGCACCGACGATGAGGGCGCCGGGAACGCGGGCCGAAGCCGTGGCGCTCACGTTGCCCGTGTCGAACGCCGAGAAGGCGAACCGCTCGGTGCCCTTGAACGCCAGCGAGTCTTCCACGAAGTACCGCTGGTCGGAGACATCGATGGTGACGCCGCGGCGGTCGCCGAAGACGGAACCCATCGAGAGGTCGCCGAGCAGGATATACGGGGTCGACGCGGCGAGCGTCTTTTGCATATTCTGCACGAACACCACGGGGTACCCGAACAGGGTCGGGTTGGGCCCGTAGGCGTTCTGGATATCGCCGATCGCGTTGCCGCTCAGAGCTTGGAGCAACGGCGCGATGGCGTTGAACCAGATCTCCTTGTGCATATACCACTTGGCATTCGCGGCGTAGGTGGGCAGCTTGCCGACCATCGTCGCGAGGTTCGCCAGGGTCGGGCTGTAGGTGATCGTCTGGCCGGTCGCGAACAGCACCAAGGAGGCGATATTGGCCTTCGTGGCGTTGAGGTTGTAGACCGCCCAGAGCGCACCGTCGATGCCGGACGTGGCGTCCGCGGCGTTGTTGAAGATAACGCGGTCTTCTTCCTTCGCCATCACGAAGGCCATGTCGCGGGCCAACGTGGCGCCGAAGTCGATCACCGAGTCCTCGGCAAGTTCCTTCGAAACCTGCGTGAGGACGGCCATCTTCTTCGCGGTCAAGCTCACCTGCGCGAACGTGAGGTCCGACGCGGTGATCGCCGTGTTTTCACCCGGATAGTAGACCGTGGTGGAGGCCGTCGCGTTGGGGACCAGGAGCGTGTCGGAGGACATCGGGTAGATGCGGCAGTTCTGCCGACCGATACCAAAACCTTCCCGAAGGTAGATCAGGTCGCTCGAGAGCGGGTCCGGAACGGTGAAACCACCAGCGGTGGTCGTGCCTTCCGACTGGGCCTTGAGGTTGTTCTTCACCCAGTCCGCGGCCTTCTTGTTGCCCATGATCGAGCGCGCCCACTGGCCGAAGGCATAGGCCTTGAAGTTGGCCTCTTCGCGGGTGCCGGTGAACGGGTTGCGGACCACGCCGCCGGACTTCCAAGGCTCGTCGATCTGGGCCGGCTTCGCGGCCACGGGCTGCATCTCGCCGAGGGACTTGATGGCCTCGATGCGCTGGGCGATCTGCTCGGCCTCGCCCATGAGGGACTTGACCTGCGCCATGTCGCCATCGGGATTCGAAGCCATTTCGCGGGCGGTGGCGAGGAGCGTCTGGCGCTTCTCGCCGAGTTGTTCGATGTTCATCACACGATCTCCAAGAGGTAGTTGATGCGGGCCAGCATATCCTCCCGCATCGAGGTCGACGTGGCCGGAGGAGTCTCCGGCGTGAAGTCCGTCCCCTTGGTCTGGCCTGCGTCCCGCAGGAGATCCCAAACCTCCGGTGCCAGCCGCTTGGCATCGGACCGGCTCAGGCCGACTGCATCCCGCAGTCGACGCTCGACGCCTCGGAGCGTGTCCGGAGAGACACGCTGGAGGCTCTTGGTATCGAGCTGCATCTGGCCGACCATGTCGCCCAGGCGGCTCGCAAAGGTGTCGAGGAGGGCCACCACGAAGGCGGACCGCTCACCGGCGGGCATCATGGCAACGCCCTCGATTCCCGCGCAGAGGGCCTCGTAGTACGCCTCGATGGCCTCGTGCAGGACCTCGAAGCGCAGCTCCTGGCTGAACGCTTCGTCGGCGAAGGTCGCCGGGTCCATTCCCTCCGCGGGCGGTTCCGGCATCGGCTCCATTTCGCCATCGCCAATCTCCGGCATCTCCATCTCGCCGTACCAGTCCTCGATCGACTTCACGCTGTTCCTCCACTCCGCGGGCGTTGGCGTGATCGACGCCTCGGCGATCGGCCACCGAGTTATCTCCGCCGCGTTGCCGACCGACTTGCGCTCGACGAGATGGCCCGCGGCGCCGCTGGAGTATCCCATCTTGCCTTCCTTGCAGAGCTTGGCGACCATCGCGGCGTACTCGTCGGCCATGTCGAGCTGGGCTTCGTACCAGAGGCCCGTATCGTCGGCCTTGATGTAGCCGGTGCCGATCGACTTGCGGCCCACCTTGGCGTCCATTCCGTGGTGGTAGTACACGTTGAGCGGGATCCGCTGGCCGGCCTTGATCGGGAATCCAAAGTCGGTCCTGGCGGTGAAGTACTCGCCCTCGAGGTCCGCCTGGGAAGGATCGCCGAACCGCACCAGATAGCCCTTGACGTGCCCGAGGCGGTCGCTCTTGACCGCGCCTGCAATAATGGTCGCCATATCGTCCATGATCAGATTATCCCACCTCGAGCTCTTTGATCGGTTTGACACGCGTCGTCGGTCCCCACCGCGGGTCCATCCGGACCTCGACCATGTCCTCGATCGGGAACCCTTGATCGAGCAGATCGAGGCGCCGCGGACCTAGGATGCCGAGCAGGTCTTCCCGGCTCAATCCCGCCATTATAGTCTCGGCCGTGACCGGGCGCGGACGCAGGTCCGGGATCGACGGGTCGCCGGTAATCTCCGCCAGGCTCGGCGTCACCGGGACCATGACGCATCGGCAATTCGGGTGCGATGGCATGATCTCCGCGGTCTTGTGCAGCGTCCCAGATAGCGCCAGGCACGCGGTGCAAACGCGGGCGTCCTGCGTCGCCACGCGGCGGTAGCCGTTCACCGCGGGGTTGCTTTCGTACTGGAGACGCTGGGCTTCGCGGCCGGCGCGGAGCATCTCGGTCCTGGCGATGGTCTCCGCCCGCCGGCGAGGTAGGGTCGCGAGGGCCGACATCTCACGGGCCACCGCCCGCGGATTCCTGCCTTGAGCGATG